TACTCGACGTTTGCTTTATGTGAAAGAGTCAACGCAATAGAAATAAACCCAGCCGTCTCTTCCATTCGTTCAACGAGTTGAGTATCGCGGATGTTATAGTCAATGAACTTCTGATGATTCTCGCGATAGAGAGCGGCAAGAGAGGAGTATTCTGAATAGTCAAGTTTCTTTTCGCCTAAAACTACGTTGGCAATGTTGTCTAGTTTATATGACTCTTGATTACCGTAAGTGTTCCAACCAAACTTCTTAAACAACGCCATAAAATCAAGTTGCGTTGTGCCAACAATGTTATAAGTTTTACCTTCCCTTCTATCAAGTTCCGGTTTGCGATTGAACAGAGAAAACTTTTTCGTTTGTTCATCGCCTAAAATCTTAGCAACACGATTAATCAGATACGGCATGTCAAACTCTTCAGAGTTCCATCCGCTAATGATATCAGGAATGTTCTTACGCCAATGTGCTAGAAAACTCTTGAGCAAAGTATACTCATCTGAGCAACGATAATACTCTATGTTCTTATCTTGAACGATAGAGATTTCTTTTTCAAATGCACCGATACCCCAAGCGTAAAAAGTGTCATCAAGATTATTCTTAATCGTGATTGCTGTTACAGGTTGATTAGCCACAGATGGTTCAGGGAATCCTTGATCAGACTGAACCTCAATGTCAAGGAACGTGATGTTCATCACGCTCATATCAGCAGTACAACCGTCAGGAAATTTATCTGAAATGAACTGTGCGACGTAATCGCGATTGCCATAGATTGAATAGTTAGAAGCAGAGTTTTCACGAATGAAATCACGACAGTCTAACATACTACCGGGTTGATATTCCTCAACCACTACTCCATCAAGAGTGCGATACTTAGATGGATTTCGAGTAGGGACGAAGAGCGTTGGCTTATACTTGATACGCTCAACAACTCTTCGCCCGCCCTCATAACCGACATATAGAATGTCGGTGCCCGTTCTTTCAACTGAAGTGTAAAATTGTGTCATGCTCTAATTATAATCACATTCATCACAAAAGTAAATCGATTTCTACGCCTCAGTTAAAAGTTCCGGGTTCGATTCAAGAAGTTTTTTATTTGTTAGAATAGGAATCTTCTTAGGTTTCTTATCTTCAGGGATTACATTAATCAAAGAGATCGTGAGCATACCGTGTTCAAGTTTTGCGTCTTCAATCTGAATCGTATCAGCGAGAGTAAACTCCCTACTAAATGCACGATTCGCAATACCACGATGCAAGACCTTAGTAGTTTCCTCTTTCTGAATCTTACCAACTATCGTGAGTTTGGAATCTTCAAGAGTTACATCTAAATCTTCTTCTGTAAATCCAGCCACCGCAATCTTAATCGCATAGTGGTCATCATCTACTTTTAGTATGTTGTAAGGTGGATAGTTATTTGTTGGTGTTGCAGTCATACGCTGCAAATTATCCAAGTGTCTGAATAGACGATCCGCACCAACGAAAAATGGATCGAACTTGTCGATATCATAGCTTACCATGTTAACCTCCTATGTAAGCAAGGTTGATATGTAGAGGACCCAAAAGGCATCCTCATTGTATATATAATACTTTTTCAAATAATGTCAACCATTCCTGAAAAAAGTAACATCATCGCGATAGTATTAATCACGAGCAACGCACGATCATGCCAACGAAATGCTACAAACCACCAACAAGCACAGCCGAGCATTGATAACAATACGTCTAATTGTTGAGAACCCTCAGTGCTACGTACAGTAATCGCAGCAATGATTAGGAACGTGCCAATCCATTTTACAAACCATGTAAGGTCGTATAATGGAGTTACCTTATTTACCATTCTTTTTCTTACTCAATTCTAAGTGCTTTGCGATCCAATCTAACAACCAAGGATTATCGCGATAGATTTGTGTCCAAGTTGAAGCCATCACAGATACAGCACGTTCTTCGCCTTGCTTCTTGTTACATAGTTGACCGACTTTCCAAACAGCGTGGTTAACTTCATGGATCAACGTATCTACAAGAGGAGGACCGGACAAACTTTCTTCGATGCGAATTTTGTTCTTAATGTAACAAAAGTCACCGAAAAATTCTTCATTTAGAGGACAAAAAACAACATCTATATCTAAAGGTCCGATACGTAAAATAAAGTTATCCATTTATCCTCCTGACTGACCCATAATCATATACGCTTCATCCTCTTTCTCTTTTTTCGTCTTTGGTTTTTTCCATTTTATATTTTCATCAATCATAGGCGGGTTGATCATAACGTGATGGTCTAACCACCAAATTGCATCATCACTTTGTTGCGAGTAACCAAAGTCCGATGTTCGAGAAGGCGTATCCGGCATATGCTATTCCCATTCCTGCGTTACCTTTCATCGATTGGTCAAACGCAACATAAGCATATATCGCGCCTGTCAATATGATTAACCAACCACTCATGAAAGGACTAACACAATAATATATATCAATGTTCCAATAAATCCAACGGTAAAACACCCAGCTAAAAAGCCAAGTGTGAAAGCATTTTTCAGTTTTTCTTTTACCGAATTAACCATAAGTAAGAAGGGGGAGAGTCAATCTCTCCCCCATCCTAACTACGCAGCGGCGGCGAGGGCGGCATAACCCGCTGCAACAACCGCGCGCGAAGGAGTGCCAAGACGATAGAAGGTCTTGGTATCACCCTTGCTGTTCTTACGAGGATTTGCATGAATAGCATAACCCTTCATACGAAGATCGGAGAGCGTAGCGCGAGCATTGCCAACGCCGAAACGGGACTCAATCTGAGCAGCCGTAAGAGTCTCACCATTCTGAAGAACCGTAAGTACACGTTCAATCTTAGTAGTCATAGTAAAGTTCACCTTGTTTCAGTTTTCAAATCGACAGTCACTTCGCTGTCTGACGCCTTTCGGCGTTTCGTCCCTACGGACTCATCAGAGACAGTATATTAATATTACTACGTTGATAGAATAAAGTAAATAGATTTTTAGAGTTTTAACCCCAATCCTTCTTATCCCCATGCATTTCGTTCCAATCATAACCTGCATTATATGATTCAATATCGAAGCGAGTCATAGCACGTTCGTCGATTCGATAACCCTTATGAGTACCTGCTGGCCAATAATGAGGGTCACGAGGGCGATCGTAGTAAGAATCTGCAGCTCCACGGTCATATGGACCACCGTGTTTAGTGTTGTAGACTTCGTTATTCCAAGTTCCGTATTTCATCAGTTTTTTCTCGTTTTCAATTATAAGTATATTCTATACCCTAACCGAAAATAAGTAAACCCTAAAAAAATGTAATAAAATCAATAACTTAGCAGTAAGTCATTGATTATGCAGCTCTTTTTTTGCCGATGTTGTATTTGGCTACGAGAGTCCAGTCGTTCTTCTCCTTGAATGGAAGAACCTTAATCTGGCTGATAGGCGCAACAGGATCCTCAGTCTGTTCTTTCTTTACGACGTTGATAAGATCCCACTCGCCGAGTAGATTCGTGATCGTGTTTCTACGAGCCACATCTGACTCAGACATGTTAGATGGTTTTCCGTCGAGAGCAAACAGCTCCTTAAAATGCACAATGAAGTATCTACCTTGCTTGTGCAAAATATGACATGATTGATAAAGAGTCTGTTCTTTCTTCGAGGCAACACCGATTCTTGTAAGAGTCTCACGGACTTTTAGAAAATCATCGTCGTTTTTTAGAGTTACCTCTACTAGATTGTTTATGTCGAAACTCATTTTTTATACCACCCGTTTCTAATCTTCTTCTTATTTGTTCCAAATCGTCGGAAGACAGAATATCCATGACAACCTTTGCTTTTTCATAACTATAACCAAAATATTGAGATACTGCAATTAGGTCATCGTGATGTTCAGTCTTAGACCATTTTGCGTATCGCTTTCTCGGTCTGATTATATTTATAAAAAAATCAAACTGCATTTTATTATCAATGTGAGATAACTGATTCATCATATTTGCGAAGAAGATAGTGTCCTCGAAGTAGGAAAATTGCCTATTCGTGAGATAAGGAACATATCCCTTCTCCGCTAACTCATCGTTATCAGTACCAGACATGATATCTTTGCCGGCATTGATAGCGTTGACGTAATCAAATGGATTCATCCTATTCAGATTCCTCTGTTACAGGTTCTTCCATGGGTTCTGGTCGCTTACCATACACATGTTCATAGAAGTCGTTGTTGAAATTAACTGAGATATCTCTCAATGAGATATAAGAATTCTTAAGATTTTCAAAATTATTTTTCAATTCAGAATAATCCTTTCTAAAAGTCAAAAGATTATCTTGCATATTTTTTATCATATTAACAATACAATCATATATTGCTTGCTCATCCCAACCATCCGTGTTCAATCCAAGTTGAACACGGATGAACTCATCAAGTTTTTCGCGAAAAGGAAAATCCGTCATATGTTACCTCATTTGAAAGTGCAACTTGACATAATTTCCGTCAAGCAAGCAGCTAAGTTAATTTCGTGATCTGCTACAAACGCATTCTTATATGAAAACTCTGCGAGATTTACCACAAGACTCGGAATGGATTTCTTATCCATCACTTCGCTTGCGATATCATACAGTTTTCTATATATAATTGTGGGTTCAATATCTGTATTCTTCGCAACCCACTTACGCATACCCTCAAAATCTCTTTTCTTTAAGAGAGAAACAAGATTGCTAAAGTTTTCATCGCTAATGTTTACAAGAATGCCAGTGTCAATCTTGCCACTTGAAGAATATCTCTGTAGTTCGTTCAGAACTCTACGCCAATCAGGAAAATGTTTTTGAATGAGTTCAGCAATTACCGAATCATCATATTCAACATTTTCCTTCTTGAGTATGTTCTGAACGCGAACCATAAATTCTTTAGCAAGTTTCACCTTTTCCTTGCCAGGAATTTTAAACTCGACTACAGAGCACCGTGAGTGTAACGGTTCGATGATACGATTCTTGAAGTTACAAGTTAAAATAAATCCGCAGTTCTTAGAGTACTCTTCCATAAAGTTACGAAGAGCAGGTTGCGTTGACTGAGGATTTAGATAGTCAGCCTCATCGAGGATGACATATTTCCTGGCACCAGTCAAAGAAACCGTAGAAGCGAAGTTCTTAATATCAACTCGTAACGTGTCAATGTTACCGTTCATCGAACCGTTAATCACGATGTAGTCAAAACCACATTCTTCCAACATCGCTCGCGCGACAGTAGTTTTACCAACACCCGGACCACCAGTCAAAAGCAGATTTGGTACGTAGTTCTTTTCGACAAAGTGAGCGAAGGTATTTTTAAGTTCAGTTGGAAGAATACAGTCAGAGATTTTTTGAGGTCGATATGCCTCAACCCACAACTCATTCATAATATAAATCTTTCAATTAACGAGACTCAGTTGCAATCCAGTATTGAACTTTTCCATCACTAGTGACAAAATGACTGATACCCTTTGAAGAAATCCTGACGTTATATTCTGTAGGAATAAACTTGAGATTTTCCGTTTTGAAAGAAAGATCAAAAACCTGATCCGTTTCACCGACCTCATAACGAAATTCGTTACCAGACTCATTCTTCATATCGCCTACTACGATATAAATTTTTGTCCCATCACCAACTACAGACCAGTTAGGAAGCGCGAGAGTACTGGCTGCTTGTAGAGATTTACGGAGAACTTGTTCCGTAAGTGAAAACTCAACAACAATATCAGGTAACGTTATCTCCTTCTCGGGTGGTTCCATGATCATATTTTTATCGGCAAAACGATATGTCAAAGAAGAAGCACCGTTCTTAATTTCAACATCATTATCGTTAAATTCAAATTCAGGTTCTTCAAAGAGACTGACCGCACTTAGAAACTGATTCAAGTCATAGATGCCAAATGGACTCTTAAACTTATCATCAAGTTCTGCTTGTGCAAGCACAGTCTTCTGTGGAGAAATTGTGCGAATAGAATTTCCTTTATTAACGTAAATACTAGGATTGATACTAGTAAAGGACTTGAGTAGATTGAGTGTTTCGTTTGAAAGTTTCATAATAACCTCACATTAATTAATAATAACATTATACCATACAATACTAAAAAAGTAAATACTATTTCAACTTCTTTGTAGGATCAGCAGTAGCAGCAGCACCAATCGCTGCTAGGTCCATGAGCGATCCACCGAAGTTATATGAACCCATATGAGTAAGTTGCATCCATGGGCACATCCATACTTTCATGCCAATGTTTCTAGAATATTGGCAGAACATATAGTCTTCGGAAAGATATCGCTTTGACTTAGGATCGATGACGCAATCAAAATATGCTGTAATCTCATTTGTACCATCGAAATTTGCTGAACGAACGTGGTCTGGTCGATATAAAAATTCAGGATATGCTGCAGCATACTTTTCGAAAGTGGATCTACGAATACACATAAACCCAGTACCGCCTTCTAGAACCTCAACAGGTTCATTGAGTGGAATAGATTCCACTCCTGATACTGGATTGAAAACATAGTCACCAACATATCTCTGCAAAATTTGAGGATTCTCGTCAGCAAATCCCTTATCCACAGCTTCCTTTACCTTTTCCCAAGAGATGTTCTTCTTAGGATATGGTCCACATAGAATATCATATTCGCTATCTTCATCAGCAAGCGCAGCAAGCGCAAGAACATCTCTAGGATCAAACCCAATATCAGAATCAATAAAAATCAAATGAGTAAACTGTTTGTTTCTCATAAACTCATCAACGCAATAGTTCCTTGCGCGCGTAATTAGAGATTCGTTGAAAATAAAGAAAAAGTCAACGTTGACACCATAGTGCATGGCAAGTTTTGTGAGATCAGTACAAGACTTCGAATAATGCCCTGTACACATCGACCCATACATTGGAGTCGCGATAAGAATATTCCTCTTTCTCAACTCTTCAGCTTCAATACTAACTTCACCGTTTTCAGTTTTTGCCATTCATATCTCCATGATATAAGTCGTGATTGTACATAGCGATAATCGCATAGTGAATAATCTTCATTAGGTCTTTGCGATTATATCCGTTTTTCTTGCCATATCGTTGAGCATACTTCATTACGTTACCAATGCAAAATCCTTCACCATGACCACCGTCAATGATGAATTCAGTTGCTTGATATTTGTTTGTGGAATAATGCTGCGAGTATGTGCCATCAATATATTCCTGTAACTGCTTCAGGATTTCACCTTCATTGTATTTATAGTCAATCATTTCAAAAGTCAACAGGTCCAATAAAATATTTAAAGTGTTTTTTGCATTCAGTGATAGACATCATTACGTTTTTTTGCCCATCAGGAGTAGGAACTAACGGTTTCTTATTCATATAATCAAAAGCAGAAACCATATCGTTTCTTGTCGTCATATGCGCGACTCTAGAACTCGCAACCACATTCACGACTACATCATTCACCTTCTTAGGATTACAAGACCATCCAGGACCGCCATTACGATGCACCCAATTATATAGCACATCTCCATAGTCTTTGTTTCGAAACTTAAAATCAACGCTTAGAGTCGTTGCCTTAAATGTTTTTGGATTTATGAATGAAAAATATCCATCAACTCCAGCATAGTCTGCTCGATCAGTAAGCCTTGGGAAATATCCTAAAAAATCATATCCCATGTTTTCTACGATTGCCTTCAAAGCAGAACAATGTATGCCACTATCGTAGCATACTTGTTCATACTTCATTTTATTTGCTAAGTCTTTTCTCATAATTCTATACCAATGATTCAATATAATCAATAACTTTCTTCGTATCTTCTGGTGTCTCATGTTGGAAAACTTCACACAAAGATGGATCTCCAAATAAAACACTACCACCAAAACTGTCTTTAATGTTTTCAATCTTAGTGCGACGACCTTGGATAAAAGTTTCAGATTGATCTGAACCTCTTTCTTTGTATCTTGTTTCTCGAACCGAGTCAGAGACTTCAAGGATAACAATAGAAACTTCATACCCAAGTTCTACAGCAGCCTGAAAAAACTTTGCTGATGTGAGACGATCACCTTCAAAGATATTCACAGGCGAAGGATTATCTGATAAATACTCAATCGCTGCTGGCTGAACTGCCATGCTGAGTCGATCAGTCCCCGCGAATGTTTCGCCCTCTTCATACTTACCAAGCAAACGAACATCGCCTGATACATAACTGTCAAGTAGTTTGATTGGAGTGTCTGGAGTCCAATCGCGAAGTTTCATCCACTCTCGCATCAGTGTCGTTTTGCCAGTACCTGGCATTCCGACAATACCAATCACTTTGATCATATAAAATTCTCCAACGTCATAACACCGTAATTATTTTTGAAACAAGGAAATTCTTTATCCATCATTATAACCTCTCCAGTCTCTCTAAAATGATTTTGTTTCTCTGGTTTCAGTCCAACGTCCCAAGAATTATTTTCTAATCTTAGATGCGAAGGTAGGCAATCCTTTCTCATCTCCCAGAACAAATCAAATTTATTTCCCCATTCGCTTTCAGCATATTTAATTCTGTCGTGCATCATATCCATATAAACATTCGGGTAACGACGATTTGGTCTATACCAAGATTTATAACAACACAAAGTAGACTCTAAAGTGAAGTAAGATACGTCTTTGTGCGGTATCCTAACTTTAGCTTCGTTTAAAAGAATTTCTCCTTCCATCTTCAACCAGTCGATTGTATTTTTGTTATAGCCAGGAAACTTTTCACGACCTTTAACATCCCACCAATCTAAATCGTCTCTTCCTAGAACTTTACACAGCCCATTCCTATGAGACTTTGATCCACTCGTGTCTTCAAGAAATAGGTTATTACAATCGAGAGGCAATCCCTGAATGCGTAAATATTCTAAGTAGGAGAAAGAAGAAAGCCTACCGAATGATAATAACCTATTTCTAACGAAATCCCAAGTGGTTTCGAAATTTTTATATACGTCATCTGAAGAATTTAACGATTCAAAAAGATTTACTTGGCTACCGAATTTATCAACATGTTCCTTATATGAACGAACGCAATTAGGAAATCCAGTTTTCCCTACCTTAAAGTATTTCCGATCAGAGTCCCAACCAGACCCAGCCTTATACTTATGTTGAACTGAATTCCACCACTCTTCTAACTCATCTACATCAAGTTTGTTTACGTCAGGGTATTCATTATATATCATCCATGTCGTAACAATATTTTGAGAGCATCCGTTTATGAAAGCAATCCATAGACGCTGCTCTAAATCCATATCAAACTTTTCAGCAAGCCAAGGCATAGCAAAATAAACACCGCCAGGATGACTGCGGTGTTTTAAATGAAATTCGTAGAACCGCATAAAAACTTCTCTGCGGTATTCAACTTTACGAAAATCCATACCCTCTTTCAAGTCTACAATTTCGGGCTCGCCATATCTATTCCATCTACCAATTTGCTGATCAAGCATCTAAAAAACCCTCTAATGAGCCAGCCTTTTCACCGATAAAATAAAATCCGTCTGATGTTTCGTTTAGAGGAAATTCTTTCATTTCAGTTTTATGTAGACCTCTCAAAGCAGCAAAGTAAACTGCATTCTTTCCTCTAAATGCTGCTCTCTTTATTGTATATTGAAAGTTGTCGAAAAGCCAAACAGAATATGCCTTAACGTAATCATATTTATCAGCGATTTCAGCGGAAAGAATCTTACCATATTTTTCGCCGTGTATTGACATCGGATATGTTACTGAAGTATCAGTCCAAACAACAAGTTTCGGTTTTGATTCGAAAACTGGATAGAAAATGTCTTTCCACTTTTTTGTAACTTGTAAGACGCTAGAGTTCGGAAGGTCTAGGAATTTAAGATCACTCTTATCTTCTTCTAAGACTGCTTCTGCTGCGTTCTGATGTTTGACTACAGGAGCAACGTCCCAAGAATTTTCTTTTAAGTGTTCAACACACCCTTCATCCAACTCTCCTATCGTATGACTTTTCAGTTTAAAAAGTTTTTGAATTAAAAGAGTTTGAATTCCGATACCAGCCATATACTCACGAACAGAATACTCTTCGTTAGAATCAACGATATCTTCTAGAAGCCATTTAGTAGCCCAACACTTAGCTGCGACCATATCGGGATGTTCCGCAGCATAATGTAAGTAAGAGCGATTATGAAGACTTACGTTTTCCTCGCTCTCAAGATTATTAAAATTCAATTCCCACTCGTTACATACCTTAGCAATTTTCATCAAAAAAAGCTTTCAAGTGATCCGGAATTTTCCCGATATGGATCCTGTACGTTATTGGTTGACATATAATCATACCACTCTGGTTCTTCCCACATTCCAGGGGAAACTCCATTCCAAAGATGCCTCTGTAGTGGGTGATCTTTATTTGATCTACGCTCTTCTACAAATTTCTTACGTAGCATTTCATATTCCCAAGATTTCAACTTCATCATTTTCTTACGGAAATACGCGACAATGGAAACTCGATCATTATCTTCACCAATTTCGGCTGTATTGGTATGAATACCTTCGTGATTATTTACAAGTAACAAATCTCCTGGTTGAAGATTAATACCAATTTTCCATTCAGGTAAAGTAAACACATATCCTTTCCAACCTTTACCGATACCAGAAATATTTGAGAAACCTGATGATAAATCACCAGCATCGCGATGACCTGCAGTTCTCCAGTTGTAGTTGATTGTCAATGTTGTAAAAACAGTTTCATCAATTAGAAATTTTGGATCGAGTTTATTTGCAGCTTCTCTTTGGTTTGCCCAACGTTCTGGTAATTCTTTCTTAAAAATTTTGTTCAGTTTCCGAAGATAAGGAAAAGATTTTTCAAACTTTTCTGGATTTCTTTCATTGTAAGTACACGCGCGACCATAAGGAATGCGAGGATAACGATCAAAATAACCAGCGATACCAGACAAAACTGTTTGAGCATAGTTTGTCTCAGAGATCATTTTATAAACTTCAGCAGCTTCTTGTTTTTTAACTGCAGGAGACTCGTTACGAATACGTTCCACCCAGCGATCAAACCAACCATCGTACTCGCCATATTTTTCACCAATTACTTTTGAACGAAGCCAAACCTGTCCGCGAGTTTCTTCTGTTGAATCTTTTTTAACTGGAAAAATGTCAAATACATGACTTGAAGAAAAATATTCAAGAACTTCTAACTCATACGGAGTTACCCAATCGCGATGACTACGTTTCCCACTTCCAAGAGTATCACCGCGAGGACCAGCAGCCTTACCACGATTTTGTGATTCTGTTGCTGCTTCGCGCAATCCTTCATATGCTAGTTCTTGTTCTTTTTGAGAAAAGACGCCTTTACGAAACTTGAAAATAATGTTGTTTTCATTTTTTTCATTAGGGTCCATCGTATTAAGATTATATAAATCACAATCTTCTTGAACCACAAGATCCATATCTTCTGGTTCAGCGAACTTCCCAAGAATATCTTCGCGATCAATCTTTGCGCGAACTAACTCTTTCATATTATACTCCAAGCAAATCTTTTAGATTCGGTTCTCTAAAATTTGGACCTTTTAAAACTTTACCATCTTCACGATAAATGGGTTTACCATCTTCGCCAAGTTTACTCATATTGCTATTATGAACTTCTTCAAAGCATTTGTCAAGGTTTATTCCAAAAGAATGTCCTGCACCGTATACAACATAAAGAAGATCGGTCAAAGCATCCGCTACCTCTACAATATCACGATTGTCTAATGCTTCGCGGAGTTCACCCAATTCTTCATAAATGAGGCGATATCTCAAATTAGAAACAGAAGTCCAGATAGGTTCTTCTTCAACATCTTGACCGAATGTCCGCATAAATTCTGCTACTTTTTTAAAATTAGTTGACAAGTACCAACTCCTCGAATTTAAAATTTTTAAAATAATCAGTAAATATATTCGCTGCGTAAAATGAATCTTCCCGATTTAAAATCATGATATTTTTTTCTTCAGTTTCTGAACTTTGTTACGCAACTTCTTTGCTTGTTCTAAATGATAACGATTCGCTTTTTGAATAAAAACAGAACCCTGTAGATGATCGTACTCATGTTGAATAATTCTAGCAGTGACACCCGCGTACTTCGCTGTATTAGTTTGACCAAATTGATCTGTGAAACGTAGTCGAACTCCATCGGGTCTCTTTATTTTTAAAATTAAATCAGGATAACTTAAACATCCTTCTTGAAAATAAACTACATTCTCAGAAAAGTCAACAATTTTTGGATTAAAAAATGCCATAACCGATTCTATATTATTCGGATCTCCTACTACAAAAACTGAATAAGGCAAACCAATCTGAGGTGCAGCCAAACCGACTCCTCGCTTTTCTACCATTAGTTCTGCCATATACTTTGCAAGTTCTTCAGGATCCTCAGGTGGATTTTCAAAATCAAACTTCGAAGTTTCTTGCTTGAGGATTGGATCTCTTGAGTCTACAAGTTCATAGTTCATGCTGCTACCCTAGAAAAATTCTTGTGCTTTTCAAAACGAATGACTGATCGAAACTTATCCTGTAAAATATCTCCCTTGTGACTAATCACGAAGACGTTAGTATCTTTACCAATTTCGTCTAGTAGTTTTAGAAACTCATCACAACCATTAGCATCAAGAGAAGCATCGAACACTTCATCTAAGATCAGAAGATTTGTGTTAGTGGAGTTTTTCATTCTAGCAACTGCGCGCCAAGTCAATAGCAGAGCCAGATCGATTCTCATCTTTTCACCTTCGCTAAACGAACCGTAACTAAACGTATCACGATGACGTGACTTAATAACTTCTTCAAAGTTTTCATCAAGTTCAAAGCTGACAAAGAACTCCATTGCTGCCAGATACTTGTTAATCAGCTTGTTCATCACAGGAACGTACTGACGAACGATTTGTGTTTTAATTCCTTTATCCTTCAACAAATCAGCAGCGACTTTGAGAACCTCGCGTTCATTAATAATCTTTTCTTTTAGATTATTTAACTCCGCAATCTTTTTTTCAATTTCTTCAATGTCAGTATTATCAATCTTTTCTTCTTGCGTTTCTGTAATAGACTTACGAACTTGTTTCATGTATTTCATCAAAGAAGAAATCTGATTGTTAGCATCAGAGATTTTTTCAAGGTATTCAGAAACCTCTGTGTTAATTTCTGAGATGTCTAACAGTCTTTGATTTTCTTTACTCAGTTCGTTTACCAGATTTTCAAGAGCCACTCGAATCTCAGAAATCTTCTTTTCACTCTGTTCAATCTTTTCAGTCTTAATTGCAACATCAATCGTTTGTGTGCATGTGGGACAGTAATCGTTGTCGTTATAAAACTGTATCTCTTTCTTTGACTTCTTAATCTTATCTTCAAACTTCGTTTCAATACTTAAGATTTCATTCAACTTCTTTCGTACTCTATCCTCATCCTGAATAGACTCTTGAAGTTCTGTTACCTTTTTGTTGTAAAGTTCATTGTCTCGTTCGAACCTCGTAATAGAACTTTCAGCGT